TGGCGATCCGGTGCTGGAGTGGATGATGAGTAATGTGGTGGCGCACCTGGATGCCAAGGAAAACATTTATCCACGCAAAGAGCGTGCAGAAAATAAGATCGATGGTGTGGTGGCCCTCATCATGGCACTGGGGCGGGCACTCTCTCAGCGCGATGGCGCAAGCGTTTATGAGGATCGTGGTGTGATGGTGCTATGAGTGCCACGCTGCGCGAGCGGGTCAGCCACTGGTGGCTTGAGCGACGGGCGAGAAAATCGATCCCGGCCTTTGAGCGGCTCAGCGTCCTTTGGGGTGGTACCTCGCAGGCAGGCGTTGCCGTTAATGCCCAAACCGCGATGCAATCGGCTGCGGTCTACAGTTGCGTGCAGGTGCTTGCGCAATCCATTGGGATGCTACCGCTTTGCGTCTACGCCATCGATGATGCGGGGATCAGGCGTCGTGCCAGGCACCACAGGCTTTGGGCACTGCTGCAGGATCAACCCAATAGCTTTCAAACGGCCGTTGAGTTTTTCGAGATGATGAGCGCGCACCTTTGCCTCCGAGGCAATGCCTATGCGCTGATTAACCGCAACGCCAAAGGGCAAATCCTGGAACTCATCCCGCTGCACCCGGATCAGGTCAGTGTGCAGATGCAAACCGATTATCGGCTGCGCTATGCCTGCACGCTTGAGGGTGGTCAGCGCATGGCGCTTGCCACGGGCGATGTGTTTCATGTGCGAGGGCTTACGCTCAATGGCTGGCTTGGGATCTCACCGATTGCCTATGCCCGCGAAGCGATTGGCCTGGCGATGGCCACGGAGCGTTTTGGCGCCACGCTTTTTCGCAACGGCGCCAAGATGGGCGGGGTGCTTGAGCATCCGGGGAAAATCAGCAAAGAGGCAGCCGATCGCCTGCGGTCAAGCTTTGATGAGGCGCACAGCGGCGAGAACGCGCATCGAACGGCCATCCTTGAGGAGGGCCTCAAGTGGTCAAAGGTTTCAATGACTGCTGATGACAGTCAGTTTCTGGAAACGCGCAAGTATCAGCGCAGCGAGATTGCGGCGATCTTTCGCGTACCGCCTCATATGATCGGGGATTTAGAACGTGCGACCTTTTCAAACATTGAGCAGCAGTCGCTCGAGTTTGTGAACTTCACGCTCATGCCCTGGCTTCATCGGATCGAAAAAGCGATCCGCCGAGACCTGCTCACACCTGCCGAACGCACCCGCATGATGGCGCGCTTTAATGTCGCTAATCTGCTTCGCGGCGATGCTGCAGCACGGGCCGCTTACTACCAAAGCGGCATCCAGCAAGGCTGGATGACCCGCAATGAGGCAAGACATGCCGAATCGGATTTGGGCGTGATGCTCAATCCGCTTGAAGGACTCGATGAGCCCTTGCTCCCACTGAACATGATTTCCAGTGATCGCCTTGCCGACAGGCAACCCAACCGCATCACACCCGATCTGAGTACGAACCCAAGCGGTACCTAGCACTGCCATTGAGCGGTTACGAAGGCTGAGTCAATCAGCACGGATTGCATCTCCGATATTTTTCCTAGAAGGATTCCAACACCATGCTACCCATGGACCATGTGGCAGGCCGCTTTGCGGTCAAGGCCATTGAAGACAGCGGCACCTTTGCGGGCTATGGCTCGGTGTATGGGGTGCTTGATGCGGGCGATGATGTGATTGCACCAGGTGCATTCAGTGAGAGTGTTCAAAAGGCTCAACAATCGGGCCTTATGCCCGCGCTGCTATGGCAGCACAAGGCTTCTGAGCCGATCGGCGCTTACACGCTCATGCGCGAGGATGATCATGGGCTTTATGTCGAGGGGCGACTTGCGCTTCGCACCCAGCGTGGGCTTGAGGCCTATGAGTTGATGCGCATGCATGCGGTATCAGGTCTTTCGGTGGGGTTTCAAACGAAAGACGATGCCTTTGATGCAAAAACAGGGGTTCGAACCATCCGCAAGGGTGATCTTTGGGAGGTGTCGCTTGTGACCTTTCCCATGAATAACTATGCGCGCGTGCATGCGGTGAAATCGATGCATGCGATTGGTGATTTAGCCGGTGCCGAGCGCTACTTGCGCGAGCACCTGGGGCTTTCGCGCACCCAAGCCAAGGGGTTTGTGGCGCGCATCTTTGGGCTGGCTCGGCGTGAGGTCGATGCCAGCCCGCCTCAACAAGGGCCAAAACCTGAGCAAACGACTGCGAGCACCCAAGGGTGTACAAATAATCATGACGATCCGAACCATGATCGGCACCAAAGCGATGCCACTGACGCTCGCAGTCTTAGCCGAGCGGGGTCAACAAGGGGGGCACCCGATCAGATCGCGCCGAGCAACGAGGAATCTTCCTCCGATAAGCCTGCCAGTGACACCAAAACGCTCGACTGGACACCGATTGCACTTGCGCTCAAGGCAAGACTTTCGCTCTTGCAAGCCCACTAGTCATTGCATGACATGACGTTCTATATTTTCAACGACAAGGAATGATTCGATGAGTGATTTATCGCAGATTCATGAAGCCATTGAAACGGCTAACCGGGCCTTTGAAGCTTTTAAGGGTCTCAATGATCAAAGGCTTCAAAAACTAGAGCAAGGCGAAGCCGGCTTTGGCGATAAGCTTGCCGCGATGCACCAGGCTTTTGATGAGATGCTTGGCGTCAAGGCAAGTATCGATGCGCTTGAGGCAAGGATGAATCGGCCCGCGGCAGCGTACCTGAGCGATGCCGAGCAATTAGCCCAACATCACAAGGAGGCCTTTGGTCAGTACCTGCGAAAGGGCTCAGAGTTGGGTCTGCGTGAGCTTGAATCCAAGGCCTATGCTGCATCAACCGGTGGCGGTGCTGACGGGGGCTATGCAATCCCCAAGGTGATAGATCGAAGTATCGAAGCGCTGGCAATCAATCTTTCTCCGATCCGATCCATTGCCAGTGTGCAAGAGGTTGTAACACCTGATTTTCATAAGCTCGTAAATGTCCGAGGCACCGGTTCTGGCTGGGTTGGCGAGGTGGCAGCAAGACCTGCAACGAGCACTTCGGGCCTTGCCGATATCAAACCACCGATGGGTGAGCTTTACGCTAACCCGCAGGCCACCCAGCAAATGCTCGATGATGTGTTCTTTGATGCAGAACAGTGGCTTGCCGAAGAGGTTGCCATTGAGTTTGCCCGCGCAGAGGGCGCAGCGTTCATTGTGGGCGATGGTGTGAACAAACCCTCAGGCTTTCTTGCGGGAACCACGGCTACCACCGATGATGCCACCCGCAATTTTGGGGTGCTTCAGCATGTGGTCACCGGTGTGGCAGGTGGCTTTCCTGCGACGAACCCTGCGGATGTGTTGATCGCATTGGTTGGCAAAATGAAAGCGGCCTATCGTGCTAATGCGCGCTTTGTGATGAGTAAAGCCTTACTTTTTGAAGTGGCATCTTTTAAAGACACCTCGGGTCGTTATATATTCAATCCCATCAGTGCACCCGGTGTGCCGCAGACCTTGATGAATTACCCCATCCTGGAAGCGGAAGATATGCCGGCCAAAGCTGCTAACAGTCTTTCGATTGCCTTTGGTGATTTTCGTCGTGGTTATTTGATCGTTGATCGAATTGGAACACGCGTCATCCGAGACCCCTTCAGCAACAAACCCTACGTTGGTTTTTATACCGTCAAGCGGTTGGGCGGTGCGTTGATTAATTCTGAGGCGATCAAAGTCTTGAAGTTTGCAGCCTGAGCACTCATCTGAACTGATTAAGTCGTTGAGTTTGAGTTTGAATACGCGCGCCCCATGAAGAGGGCGCCATTGGGAGCGAGAAGATCATGAACCATCCATCGTCGCGGTGCGTTGTACCGCCGACCACAGAGCCTTTGTCCCTTGATGAGGTGAAGGAGCACCTTCGCATCGAATCGAGCGCCGAAGATGCACTGCTGCAGGTTTACATTGAGGCGTCCCGCGAGATTTGTGAGCACAACACCTCAAGGGTTTTGATCACGCAAACCTGGGAGACCGTCTTTGATCGGTTCCCGGAGCTTGGAATTGAGTCCTCAGGGATTGATGGGGAAGTGCTAACGCTTTCGCGCACCGCATCGCGCACACAGCGTCAGGGGCTTGGGTTGACGCTTCCCATCGGGCCGATTCAGGCCGTTGAATCCATTCGCTATCGAGATGACAACGGTGAGTGGCAGACGCTAGGCTCTGATGCTTATGTCCGTGATCACGTAACAGGGGTCGATCGCATCTATCCGGGCCCCGAGGGTTGGCCCGAGGTTGATGCAAGTGGGCAGGCCGTTTGTGTTCGCTATGTTGCAGGCTACGGGGGCCGGTGGGCAACGCCTGCGGCACTGCGTGTGTGGATGCTCTTGAGAATAGGCGCAATGTATGAACATCGCGAGGAGTATGCTTCGAAAGCCCTATCGCGCCTTCCCATGATGGATCGGCTCTTAGACCCTTACCGACTCAGTATCTATTAATCACGCACGCGATAGCC